TAGACTGAGAGAACAGCAAGTCAACTCCGCCATGAGTTGAAGAGTTTTGTAGCGGGGAATACCATTGGGCTCCCCAAACCGTTAACTGTACCGGAACACCCCTGACCGGGCTCCGGGAACATGCGAATACCGTTTATCGGCTCGCTAGGAGATATCATGGGTTTACCGAATGCGCTTCAAGGCTTAGAAGAAGAAGCAAACAGACTTCATCGTGAGGCTTATCCGGAGCAATACAAAGAGACTCCGGCGGCGGAGAAGACCGTAGAGGCTCCCGCCGAAAAGTCCGCGGAAAGCCAAGCCCAAGCGCCGCCTTCCGAAACGGCACCATCCGAGGCAGCGCAGACCACTCCGCCGGAGACTCCACCGGAGGCCCCCGCGGCTCCGCCCGAGGCTCCACCGGCAGCGCCCGAAGGTTACATCTCTCAGGCGCAATATGACGCCCTTTCGCACAAGTTCGACGTGTTGACGGGTAAATACAATGCCGAAGTGCCCCGCACGGCGGCGGAGATCAGAGCGTTGAAGGATGAGTTGGCCGCACTGAAAGGTCAGCCCGCAACCGCGAAACCAGACGGACAACCAGCGGCAGCGCCCGCAGACGGCGTGACGATGGAGCAACGGCTGGAACGGTTGCAGCAGGAATACGGCTCCGAATACCTTGAGGACATGGAGTATTTCTTCCGATCCAAGATCATGAAAGAGCTGGAGGGCGTCAGGCAGACTGTCGATAATGTTGTGGCCGTGACAAGCCGCAACATTGACGAACAGTATGTCACCGACCTCTCCAGAAAGGTTCCGGACTGGCAGACCATCGTCAAAGATCCGGGATTCGCAAACTACATGAACGAGGAGGAGGGAAATACCGGCGTCCCGCGGATTAACTTTGCCAAGGAGTTTCAGAAGCAGAGAAACGCGGACAAGGTTGGCAAGTATTACACTGACTATAAATCAAAGAAGGCAACGGTAGTCCCAGCGGCGGCGCAACCGTCTTCCGCCGCCAGAATGAGTAAAGAAGCCTTGGTCGCACCGTCCAGCACTCCCTCTGCTCCGGCATTGTCGGCCAAGGATGAAATCGCAATCGTGAGGGCAAGCGAACTCGATAAATTCGCCCGTGACATGATCTCCGGAGTTTACCGGGGCCGCGAGAAGGAAGCCGCGGCCATTCAGGCGAAACATGACGCCGCGCAAGCCGCTGGAAGGATTGTTACGGGATAAGGAGACACTTTAATGGGACTTCCCGTAGCACCGGGCTATCCGGATTATGGTTCAACCGGGACGAGTAAATTCATCCCGCAGATTTGGTCCACCAAACTGGTCATCAAGTTCTACAAATCGACCGTGTTTGGCGAGATTTCCAACACCGATTACGAGGGCGAGATCAAGAAGTTCGGGGACAAGGTTATCATCCGCACCGTGCCCGACACTCAGATCAAGACCTACAGCAAGGGCATGAAGCTGGTCTACGACCAGTACGAATCGGCCAACGTCGAGCTGAACATCGACAAGGGCAAGTATTTCGCCTTCACGGTGGACAGTGTTGACAAGCGGCAATCCGACATCGCCTTTGTCGAGAAGTGGTCCGAGGATGCATCGTACCAGATGAAGATGGCCGTGGACGATGATGTTCTCAACAACATCTATCCCGATGCCCACGCCAAGAACAAGGGCGCGACTGCCGGTTTCGTGTCCAGCTCGTTCGATCTCGGTGCAGCCGCAGCGCCCGAGGCAATTAGCAAGGACAACATCCTCGGCTACATCGTGGATTGCGGATCGGTTCTTTCGGAACAGAACGTGCCGGAGACCGGCCGCTGGATGGTCATTCCAGTGTGGATGGCGAACTGCATCAAAAAGAGCGACCTCAAGGATGCCAGCATGACCGGTGACGCCGTGAGCCCGCTCCGCAACGGACGCATCGGCGTGATCGACCAGTTCACGCTCTACATCACCAACAACTATCGGAGCGTCACCGACGGAGCCGATACCTGTTACAACATCCTGTTCGGCACGAAGGCTGCGACCACGTTCGCCGCGCAGATGACCGAGATGGAAACGCTGGCCAACCCCGATGCGTTCGGCCAGTTGATCCGCGGACTCAATGTTTACGGCTATGAAGTCATCAAGCCGGAAGCGTTGGGCGTTCTGTACGTCAAGAAGGGGTAACGCCGACAAGCGTTATCCATGGCTTTAACCGGGGGGCCGGAGGCCGACAAGCCCCGGCCCGTGAAAAGGAGTAAAGCAATATGGCAACAGTAGACAGAACAGCCACGCAGAAGGCTTCGGTATGGGATGCCGCTTGCGCCTTCGTGCTGGAGAACACCGTAAGCACCGTCGTTGCGACAACCGGCGATGTGATTAAAGTTCTGGACATCCCCAAGGGTTACTACGTCGGATTGGTTTTCATGACGATCGTGACCGCGGCGGATGGCGGAACGTCTCAGACGGGCGATCTTGGTGATGCCACAGATCCGAATGGATGGGATAACGCCGTCAACCTCAAGGCCGTCTCGGGAACCCGCACGGTCAGCGCCGCGGGTACGGACGCTTACGTTCCGACGGGCAAGGGTGTGTTCCCGCTCGACGCCAAGGCTTATGCCAGCGGCGGGCAAATCAATCTGACGGTCGCCCTCGGCGGCACCGTTCCAACTGTCGGGTCTGTGAAGGTTCAGGCTCTTTGCTACAAACCGCTTCTTGGTTCCTATTAGGGGGTGACGAATGGCAAGGCATGAACAGTTAACCGTCGGCCAGCTTTCTCTACCCTTTAAGACGGGGACCGTGAAGCTGGAAGCGTGCGCCATCGCTGGTGGAACCGCAGGGACTTGCGAAAGCCTCAAGCTCACCACCACGCAAGCGGTGGAGAGCATCGGGACATTCACGGCTTCGCACAAACTCAAAATCAACATCAACGGCACCGAGTATTGGATTCAGCTCGACGCCGTATAACCAACCGGAGGTAATTGAAGATGGCAACATTCGACAGATCAGCCACGCAGAAAGCGTCGGTATGGGATGGCGGACAGCCCTTTCTTCTCTCTAACTCCGGGATAAGTACCGTCGTTGCGACCGGTACGGTTATTCGGGCGTTGCAGATTCCAAAGGGTTATTACGTTGGAAATGTTTTCGTGGACATCGAGGTAGCAAGCGACGATGCCGTGGGAATCACGGCGCTTGTCGGTGACACAGCCGACCCTAACGGGTGGGACAACGCCATCGACCTCGCCGCCGCAGCCGGGACCCGCACGTCGGGCACCGCCGGTACGGACGCTTATGTTCCAACCGGCTCGGTCGGCTTGCCCGGAGACGCGAAAGCATATCCAACCGGTGGGTTTGTTGATCTGACCGTAACCGTGGGTGGAACGCCTACGGTCGGTTCGATCAAGGTATCGGCTCTCTGTTACAGGCCGATCCTGAGTTCCTACTAATCGTTAACTTATCAGAAGGGTTGCGACCCGGCCGGACCTCCATTTGGGGTTTGGCCGGATCGCATCTCAGGAAAGGTTTGTCATGGAAATGATACCTCAGTGTGCTTATGTGATCCGCAAAGGCGAAAAACCCGATCCCGGCAGATCGAACATCCTGCCGTGGAGCCCGGCGCTCGCATTGCGGCCGGACGAATGGGAGCCTTTCGCCGATTCTCTTCCGCCATTGCCCAATCACTTGCAGAAGTCATCTCCCAAGTCCATTTCGAAAGAAGAGATCAATGAGAAAGTTCGGAATTCCGCCCTGTTGAACGCGCTGAACTTCCTGAATCCCGAAGACTATACCGCGCAGGGTCAGCCGAAACTCGAAGCCTTGAAACGTCTCACCGGCTACGATTACACGTCCGCGGAGCGCGATGCGGTGTGGAAGGGGTGGAAGCCCAAGTCTTAATTTGAGAGGAAGCCCTGATGGGAGTATTGGTTTCGTGCAGCAAACCCGAGTGGGAAATAGTCATGATCCCGGATACTCAGTACATCCCATTGAACCATGACGGCTCGGCGGAGCTGTACACGATCATGAACTGGATTGCGAACAACGCAGTCAGCCGGAACATAAAGCTGGTGATCCACGTCGGGGACGTGGTGTCCATCGACGGCGGATCGTATGTCGATCGGCAGTTGGGAGACGCATCCGGAGCTTTTGCCGTGCTGGACACCGCTAATATTCCCTACCTGATTTCAGTCGGGAACCACGATTACTACAATGGGAGCTGGGCGGATTGGACCGAATATTTTCCCGTCACCCGTTTTTCGGGCAAACCGTGGTATGGCGGGCGCTACACCGGGCATTCAGACAACGACAACCTCTATTTCCTGATGACCATGGACAGCAAGGATTACATCATTGTGGCGCTGAGTTACGCCCCCGACACGGCCGAGCGTACATGGGCGCACGATGCATTCGATTCCTATTCCACCAGAGTCGGCATCCTCGTCAGCCACGCCTACCTGCAATCGGACGGGAGTTACAACCCCGACTCGATCCATACCGACATAAGCGATGTTTGTCCCAACGTGCTATTCAGTTTGAGCGGCCATGTTTCGGGTGCGCAGAAACAGCAGGTACACCCGGTCAACGGCCGCAATATTTACGACCAGATGCGGGGTCACGTCACTGGTGAGGGGAACTACGATGGATATATCAGGATTCTGCATTTCATACCAGCGACCGGAATGGTGAACATGACCACGTACTCTCCCGTGCTGGACAATTGGTTGACGGACGCCCCGAATCAGTTCTCATGGAATGTCGGGATTGGAGCGATCTAAATGGCGAACGATTTTTCCGGAGACTCGAACTGCAAGGGTTTGTTCAGATTCGAAAGCGGTAAACTATGCCGCGAAGAAATCTCCGACAACGACTCATTTCTGACCGATGGCGGCACGGTTGCGGAGAATACCGTGAATTACCGGGAGGGTGCGTGCTGTGCGGATTTCGAGTATGGGGATTCCGATTATATGTATTGTGCGGACGCGAACCTTCCGTCCGGGTGGCCGCTGAAATCAGGCGACAGCAACCGCGACATTTCCGTGTGTTTCTGGTTTTACGCGGAATCGCTGCCGGGGTCCACGGTTACGAGGTATTTCGTTGCGAAGCATGACAACAATACCACGCTGAATGACGATTGCTTCGCGTTGGGTTTGCGGAACAGTTCCGGAGTATATTACATTCGGTTTTTGCTCGGATATTCCCCCGGCATTACCGAAACAATCGACATGGTGTCGTATGCCTTTGTCGCCGGGAGATGGTATCACGTTGGGTTCTCTTACGATTCCAGCACGAAGGACTGGTACTGCAAAGTGTACGGCTACACGGAAGGTACCGACGCGGAAGCGACGGGAGTGTCCACCAACTCCATATGGGCGACGGACGTTGCATTCTTAATCGGCACGATATTGAGCAACGGCGTGCCAGTTGCGGCCTATCACGATGGGTTTTTGGATGAAATAGTGATTTTCAACGATGTATTGACCGAGGACGAAATCGATTCCATTCGTGCGGGGACATACGGGGCGGCGGTCGGGGGAGGGCCGCTCGTCGGACCATCCGCATTAATCGGCGGAGGCTCTATTTTAGTGGGACCATCCAGCCTGATTTCTTAGGAGCGATGTATGCAATATCTCGGGGATTATGCGGAAGACTACGCGACACTGAACTTTAAGTTCTCGACGCACAAGGCGGACGGCACGCCGATCACATTGGCCGGGACACCGGCCGTGTCCGTCTACAAAGGGAACAATACAACGCAGACAACCACAGGTGTAACCCTGACGGTCGATTTCGATACCGTCACCGGTCTGCACAATGTCCTGATCGACCTGAGCGCGGATGCGTTCTATGCTGTTGCCAATGACTATGCTGTAGTGATAACCGCCGGAACCGTCAACAGCATATCGGTAGTCGGGACGGTGATCGCTCACTTCTCCATCGAGAACCGATATATCGAGGCGGACGTTATTAAAGTTTCCGGCACCACTCAGACGGCCGGGGATCTGGCCGCGCTGATAACTACGCTCGACACCGTGGCTGATGGAATAAAAGCAAAAACCGACTCCCTAACCTTCACAGTTGCAGGAGACGTGGACGCCAATGTGCAATCGTGGAAAGGGTCTACGGCTCCCGACATAGCGACCGAGGCGCAGATCGCCGATGCCGTGTTGGATGAAGCCGCTTCCGGGCATACGGGTCTGATTGCAGTTGCCTTGCCCAATGCGGTTCCCGGAGCGAATGGTGGGTTGCCGACAACAAATGGAACAAAACTAAATCAGACCGTTGATCTCACGTCCGGACAATCCATCGCCGTGAACGACAAGACCGGGTTTAGTCTTGCGACGGCCGAGCATACAAGCATCGCGGACGCGCTCTTGAAGCGGGATTGGACGCAGATCACCGGGGAAGCCGCCCGGAGCGCACTGAACGCTCTCCGGTTTTTGCGCAACAAGTTTTATACAAGCGGCGGATCGATTTACATTACCAAAGAAGATGACAGCTCGGAAGCGTGGCATGGTACGCCGACAACGGATGCTGACGCCGACCCAATCACGGGGTTTGACCCATCAACTTAATCAAGGAGAAACGAAATGGCTTTAGGAAAAGGAAATACCTTTGCAAACGATATTCTTGCGTTGATCCTCAACGCTACGGCGATAACCGGCGTGGCGCAGAATCATGGGACGCCGATCACGGACATCTATGTGAGTCTGCATACCGCATCGCCGGAAGCCGGAGATCAGACTACAAGCGAGGCGACTTATACGCCATATGCGAGAGTTGCCGTAACCCGACAGGCGGCGGGATGGGCTGGAAGCGCGGGCGCATGGGACAATGAAGCCGCGATAAATTTCCCCACTTGCACCAGCGGCAGCGATACCGTCACCCACTTTGCACTCGGCACGGTGGTATCGGGCGCTGGCAAGGTGCTCTATTGCGGCCAGCTCACTGCCAATTTGAATATAAGCGCGGGGATCACTCCTTCTTTTGCGGCTGGCGATTGCAACGTGTCCGAAGATTAGTCATGGAATGCCTGAGATGCGGCAATTGCTGTGCCAGCGCCTTCATGAGCTTGAATGAGCCATTTCCCGATACCAAGGAAATAGGGAGATGGCTCGCTTACCATCATTGTGAACCTATGGCGTATCCTTCCCGAGATGGAAAGGGAATAGTGCTGGCCGTCAAAATTCCTCTTACGTGTCAGCATTTGGTGAATGCCGACGGGGTGTGGACATGCAAAATCCACACCGACAGGCCAATCGTTTGCCGGGAATATTTCTGCCCGAGAGTGAAAAATGGCACTCGGATATAGAACCAGCACACAGGCGTCATTAGGAACAGGCGATCCGATTACCCTTTCTGTAACCATCCAGAGCGGGGACTGTCTGCTCGTTGTCGCCATCGCGGGCCAGACCACAACCTCGCGTACCGGCGGTGCGCCCACCCGCGGTTCACAGACGTTTCTCCAAGTCGGTTCCGTTGTCGCGGGCTCCGCCGAATGCACCGCCGAACTCTGGTATCTGTTTAACCCTACCGTCGGCACCGCCGATATCAGCGTCCAGAATGACGCGGCTTTGAGTCTCCGCGTCATGGCCCATGTTTTTACGGGCACGGGCGCAAGCCTCTTCAATAATACTTCGAGGAATGATTCGGTTGACGATCCGTCCCTGACCATCGCCAGCGTCCCCGCGGGATCTGCCGTTGTCGATGTATTCGCCAGCGGACACAAAGACGCTTCGACCGCATCGGATACCGGAGTGTATGCGAACGATGAAGGCGCATGGTGCAGCCATTCGCAATACGCGCTCCAAGGGACTACCGGAGATCAGGTCTTCACATGGACTACCGTAGCCGCCGATGACGTTGCCTTCATTATGGCGGCGTTCGAGGAAGAAGCTGCGATCAGTTATATTTCCGGCACATCCTCCGGTGCCGCAAGCTGTTCCAATTGCATCTTGAAAGGGACGGGGTTACTTTCCGGCACCGCCTATCCGGCAGCGTCCTGTGGAGGAACATTAACTGGAGTTGGATCGTTGTCTGGAACCGCCGCCGCGGCTGCAACTGCCGCAGCTACCGGCATGTTGATTGCCTCGGCGACAGGGACGAGCGCGGGCGTGGCGACTTCGGATGGCACCCTGACCGGATCTGGGGCGCTATCCGGCTCCGCCGAGAGCAGCGCATCCGTCACCGGGAGCCTTGGCGGAACGGGGGCGTTATCGGGTACGATTTCAGGAACATCCACCGCAACAGGCACTATCTACGGCGCAGGGGCGTTGATCGGCACATCCTCTGGTGCCGCGACATGCTCCGCTACAGCATTTCTTCCAGCCCCCGGCTATCGTTCATTTCTGGCATTCTGGTTAGGAGGCGCGGGCGGTTTAGTCCAAGGGCCCATTTCTGGAACCGCCCAAGGTTCGGCAACGTGTACGGGCACTCTCACGGGCGCGGGAGCCCTAGCGGGTAACTCCGATGGTCTCGCTGCATGCACCGGCACGCTGGGTGGCCAAATCTATGCGATTGGTACCTCTGATGGCCTAGCTTCGGCATCCGGCTTGCTGACGGGCGCGGGAATGCTCGCCGGGACTTGCGCGGGGAGTTCTACCGCAACCGGCACCTTGGCCGCGAGTGGACATCTTGTCGGCTCGACGGACGGCATAGCTTCGGCAACCGGTACGATCACCGGAGCAGGTATTCTTGCAGGTAGCGCGAATGGCGTAGCTACGGCAAGCGGCACATTGGGCAGTTTCTTGTTCGGCGCAGGAACGGCGGCGGGCAGCGCAACAGTTACCGGGACTCTTATCGGCACCGGATCTCTTGTCGCCTCGGCGGAAGGTCTCTCCACCGCTACAGGCACGATCACTGGCACGGCTGCTTTAATAGGCACTGCGAATGGTGTCGCCACCGCAACGGCTACGATCACCGGAATAGGTATTCTGGCAGGTAGCGCCAATGGCGTTTCTGCCGCGAGCGGAACGATCACCGGCATAGGTAATCTGATAGCCAATGCGAATGGCATCGCCACCGCTACGGGCACATTGCTTGCGACCGGGAAGCTGGTTGGAACCGCCGCGGGCTCGGCTTTCTGCGAAGGAACCATACTGCTCGAAGGTGGCATAGCCGGAACGGCAGCGGGAGCGGCTTCGGCGACAGGAACGCTTGCCGGAGCAGGAAAACTCATTGGATCTTCTAATGGCACTTCCACGGCAACGGGCACGCTTGCCGGAACGGGGAAACTCATTGGATCTTCCAACGGTGCTTCCACGGCGACAGGAACGATCACCGGCATAGGTGTTTTAACGGGCAGCGCGAACGGAATAGCCACCGTGACGGGCACCGTCATCGGGACCGGGAAGCTGACAGGAACATCCAATGGGATTGCAACTGCAACCGGGACAATTACTGCCTTCGGTTTGCTCGCCGGAATAACAGAGGGAGTAAGTACAAATTCTGGCACTCTGGTCGCAATCGGGGTCCTGTCCGGCAATTCCGCAGGTTCCTCCACGAATTCCGGAATTTTAATCGGCAATGGCGCTCTCGCCGGGAATTCAAATGGTAGTTCCACAGGAACGGCTACTTTGATCGGTTCCGGGGCGCTCTCCGGTACCGCGGCAGGATCAGCTTATTGCGAAGCAACGGCGACATTGCCTTCTGGCTACATAAGTGGGAATGCCAATGGTCAAGCAACAGCGTCCGGAACGCTTATGGCCTCAGGCGCTTTGGCCGGGACTTCAAGCGGTGTCGCCACGGTCTCGGGTTCGCTTACGAGCATCGGGGCGCTTGTCGGGACTTCTAACGGACTGGCGAGCTGTTCCGGCGTTCTCCGGGGAACCGGAACGCTGTCGGGCGGTTGTTATGGACTTTCGACCAATTCCGCAACGCTGACCGGCGCTGGCGCTCTGATTGGAACGGCTGCGGGCGTAGCCACATGCAGCGCGACTCCAGTTGGTGCGGGCAATTTTATTCTTTTTGCCACACAATATTATCGAAGGAAGGAGGCATCACCAATGCAAGAACTAAAAACCAATACCGCCGTCCGCATCCCGATAGGGCCATTCCTCGACGCCGCAGACGCCTTGACGCCCAAACTGGCCCTCACGGTCACGGATTGCTCCTGTGAATTCTTTGCTCGCGCCAACAATGGAGGAGCCGTGACTCGCACTTCCATTGCTTTGACTGCCTCCGGCGGCGATAATGACATGATTCACGTTTCCGGCGATACGGTCGGGATGTACGATCTGGAGTTGACGGCGAGCCAGTTGAATTTTCTCGGGGAAGGCGTGATCGTGGTCATAGATTCCGACGTGCATCTGCCGGTGTTCGAAACGCTTCGCGTGATAACAGAAAAGGAATGGGATCGCAGGTATGGCAGTGGAGCCGCGCCCGGCGTCGGTGGAATAACGGCCCCGGTGAATATCATGACTGTGGAGAATTGACATGGCAAACATAAAACGATTCAGTATCGATTGGACGGCATCGGGACTTACGGTTTACGGGATAATCGTCCGGGAGCAGGATGCTTATATGTTGAACGATGCCGACGGCACGTTCGCGGCTTCTCCTGCCGATCCTTACGTCTCGTTTACCGAGCATCCCCTCATCAAAGGACGATATATCCTGAGTGAGAGCCGGACCGCATGGGATGACGGATCTTACACGATCGCCATTTACAGTCAAGCCGGGGGTTCCCCCTCTCCATCCGCGGACGGCATGATCGGAACGGGCATGGCGAGCCTGTTCAACGATCTTATCCGAACGACAATCGCCTATCCGTCCGGAGTCAGCGGAATCACCTTGGCCGACATTGTGTCGCGAACCAGATCGCGTCTTGATGACATGGTTGAACCCTATCTCTGGAGCAACAACGACATCACGGATTGCCTTAACGAGGTTATAAACGAACTATGCCGGGACATGCCCATGATCGAGGACAGCACAGGCACTACGGTTTGCCGGTACTCCATAACCAAGGATGACCCGCTGGTCAATTTGAATAGTCGTATAACAATTCTGAAAAAAGCGCGGCTGGCCAGCCAAAACGATCCGTTGCTGCTCAGGAATGCTCATTGGATGGATGCCAATTATCCCGGTTGGGAGAGTTCCGCATCGGGCCTTCCGACAATCCTGATAACGGAAGGTGTCGGAACGGGGAAAGCCCGCATTTATCCGCCGCCCAACGCCAACGATACGCTTTGGGTCAGCGTCTATCGCTTGCAGCTTGTCGATATGTTTTGGGCGACAGACCAGACTTATCAGCCGGAAATCCCGGCGATTTATCATGACAAGCTGTTTAACGGCATTCTGTGGAAGGCGTACTCGAAACAGGATGTCGATACTCTCGACCTAAAGAAAGTCGCAGCGCATGAGCGCATGTGGCTGCGGGACAAGGAAGAAATTAGGAGAGCTGTATTAAAATCGAGGTTGAGAGCCGAAGTTGTTGGTCCTCATCCGGGATGGGTGTGATGGAACCAAAACCGTTTCGCATGGCCGAATTCATGGGCAAAAACAACGTCCTCCAGCCGGAGATGACGAAGCCCAATGAATTCCAAGTGGTCAAAAATGTGTACGTCAATGACGCCCGGAAGATCCGGCGGAGGAAAGGATACCACCGTGTCTACACCGGCAGCGTACACTCTCTTTTCAGTAACGGCGATTTCATATTATTCCGTGAGGGCACCGATCTCAAACGTCTGGAGCCGGATTACTCTGGAACTCCCATCCGCTCGGGCATTACGGCCGGACGCCCCATGCGATATCAGGAAATTGCCGACCGCCTGTTCTTCACTGACGGAGTAATTACCGGGGTCTACCAGAATGGAGCTTGCCGAAGCTGGGGTCTAGAAGTGCCGGAGCGCCCGGCACTGACCGCCATCGGCGGTTCATTGTCCGAGGGGAAATACCAGATTACTCTGACTTTCCTTCGAAATGACGGGCAAGAAAGCGGGGCTCCAGCTTCGACCCTTATCGACCTACCGGCGGACTCGGGGATTCTCATCGACAACATTTCGATGTCGATGGACCCGACGGTTGTGGGCGTGAACATTTATCTGACTGCGACCAACGGGGAGGTCCCGTTCTTCGTGGCGACAGTGCTTAACGGCACAAGAAATCTTGCATATTCGGGGGACGGCAAAGGAGTGTCGCCATGCGTCACTCAGTTCATGGAAGCGCCTCCGCCGGGACAACTGCTGACTTATTATCAGGGACGGATCTACATTGCCGCAGGAAGCGTCCTTTATTACACGGAAAAGGACTACATGGTGGAACTGGCCAGCTTGCACAAGGCGTTTATTCCATGGCCCTCAAGGATCACCATGCTCGGGGCCGTCAGGAACGGCATCTGGATTTCAACCCTGTCGGAGATAGGTTTCATCGCCGGAGATCCGGGCAGTTCCGAAGTACGATATCAGCCGGTGGCGAGATATGGAGCGATCGAGGGAACCTGCGTCGAGGTTGACGGCCCCAATATCGGCGACGGTTCCATCGCCGGGCATGCCTTGTTATGGACTACTCCGCTCGGCATTTGCGTGGGCGGGCAGGACGGACTTTTCAAAAATCTCACTGCCGGGAGAGTAGTGTTTCCGGCGGTTGTTTCTGGCGTAGGAGCGATAAAGCAAGAGGAAGACGCATCGTTGTATGTAGTAGGACTGTATTTTTCCAATGTCGGTCTTGGAACCTTGGCCGCTCTGACGGCCTACGGAGAAGGGTACGAGTCGGCACCACCACCACCTTAAAGGAGGATTGAAATGGCTCTCAGAATCAGCACAGGTCTCCGCAATCGCATGTTGGGAATCAACCCCGAGAAACTTGCCAACAGCGATTTCGAGACCGGAGTAACAGGATGGACCGGTTCCGGCGCTACCATCGTCCAACAGGCCGGGGGCGCGAACTCCACCGCGAATTGCGCGAGAATAACCGGCAGCGGCGGCGCAGGATACGCTTATGCGACCGCAACGTGCCGCAATGGGCACGTCTATAAGCTGGAAGCATATTTCAAGAAAGGCACCGGGACAACGGGGCAGATCCGCGCCGGTACGACTCAGGCCGGAACGGAACTTGTTACCAAGAGCGTCACCGACGCGGCGTGGACGAAGCATACTCTTTTCTTCCTCGTCCCCGGCACTCTTGGCGGAACCACGACCGTCTACATCGGGATTCATGTTGACACCAGCACCATGTATCACGACTATGATCTGGTCTCGCTTGTCAGCATGTCCCGAGCCGTGCAGGATATATTCAAGGGCGGAGAATTGAGGATTTACAGCGGTCTTCAACCGTCCAGTTCCGACGATGCTCCCACCGGCACGCTGCTTGTGACCATCAAGAATTCTACCGGCGCTGGAGTGACGTGGGACGATTCGGTCAATGGGGTCCTCACCAAGGCCGCGGCGGAAACTTGGAGTGGCGTCTGCATAGCCACTGGTACGGCCGGATGGGCTCGGTTCGTGACGCCCAGCGATGGCGGCGGTTCTTCCGGTACGGACGAACGCATGGACATGGCCGTCGGAGTAAGCGGCGCTCAAATCAACATGTCATCGACTCAATTTGCGACGGGAGCAACGCAGACGTTGACGGCGCTCTCACTCACGCTTCCTGCGTATTAAGGGGGTGACTGATGGCTTCTGGATGGACCAATAAAGGCAAGTACAAGGTTCTCGGGTGGTGTCTCAGGAATGAAACCAAGCCCACAAACCTCAAGATGGTTCTCTGCACTGCCGCGGCATCGCCTACCGCCGATCAGGATACCTTCTCCGGCTTGACTGAAATCACGGCCGGGAATGGTTATACCAGCGGCGGCTACAATCTTTCATTCGGCTCGACCGATTTTGACGTGTGGCAGCAGAGCAATACGAGCGATATCGCTTATGTGCAGCTCAAGGACATTACTTGGACTGCTTCCGGCGGGTCGATTCCCTCGGCTGGCAACGGCGCTCGTTGGGCTGTTTTGACGGATGACAACGCGACCCTGAATAGCCGCGAAGTCTATGCCTATTTCGATCTGGTTTCCGACCGATCGGTTTCCGACGGT